ATAGATTCACAGGGAAGAATGAGGATTTTTTCTTTAGAAGTATTAAAGATTTGCACGCTGATACAAAAATAGGCATTAGGCAGATTGTCAGAGATATTAAACAACTTGAGGAATTAAACCTGATTCAAACTTGGCAAATGCACTGGATAGATAAAGAAACTAAAAAGAAATCCGAAAAACATATAACTGCCTTCAGAATAACAAAATTAAGATAGGCAAAGTGCCTAAAAGGCAATCTGCTATATGCCTAAAAGGCAATCTGGGCAAAGTGCCTAAAAGGCAATCTGGGCAAAGTGTCAAAAAGGATATACTATCTAATAGTTGATTAAGACTATTTAATAGTTAATTAAGATTATCTAAAAATAGATAGGAATTAAAATTATTGCAAGTAGCATAGTCCGAAAATTAAAATCAAATTTTCAGACACCATTTTCTCAAATTATCTCATAAAAGATTTTTCTTGACAAGGTTTGGTTTTCTCTTTATGCTTTATTTAACTTTAGAACTTTGGAAGTTAGGAAGTTAGGAATTGAGGTTAAAATGATAAAAGTAGGAAAACTTTACAGGGATTTTGACATCAGGCAAGAAGACATTACTGCAGAAAGCCGAACAGTAAACCTTTCTTTTAGCTCAGAAGAGCCGATAGAAAGGTTTTTTGGTTTAGAAATCCTTGACCATCAACCAAAATCTGTTGACTTGAGGAGACTCAAAAGAGGTGGTGCATTACTAATAGACCACGACACAACAAACCAAGTAGGCGTTATTGAGGAAGTGTCTATTGATGGATTAAAAGGACGGGCTGTGGTTCGTTTTGGGAAAAGCACAAAAGCAGAGGAGATTTTTCAAGATGTTCTTGATGGCATTCGAAAAAATATATCTGTTGGTTATAGAATCAAAGAAATGAAACTTGAGAAGCAAGAAAAAGATGTTGATACATACCGAATTACACGATGGGAGCCATTGGAGGTATCTCTTGTTAGCGTGCCATCTGATATTACAGTTGGAGTGGGACGTTCGCAAGAAACGGATTTGATGGAGGTCATTGTGCAAAGAGATGAAGAAATAAAAGATACGGAGGTTAGAATGGAGATTACAGAAATAAAAGACCTGGACAAAGCAAAACAGGAAGAGAGAATGAGGGGATTGGAGATAATGGCATTAGGTGATAAGCACGGATGCCTTGAGTTATCTCGGAAGGCAGTTGAGGATAGCGTCTCAATTGATGATTTTAGGGCGACAATCCTTGAGAAGGTTTACAAGGCTAAGCCTATTGAGACCAGAGACCAAGACCCTATGATTGGGATGAGTGACAAAGAAATCAGAAGCTATAGTCTGGTCAAGGCGATTAGACAGATTGCCGACTTGAAGCCTTTGGATGGAATAGAGAAGGAAGCCAGTGACGCAACTGGAAAGATTGCAGGCAGATCTGCAAAAGGCTTTTTCTTGCCACAAGATGTGATGAAGAGGGCTTTGAATGTTACCGATGCAACTAAAGGCGGATTCACGGTTGGCACAGAGCTTCTGGCTGGTGAGATGATTGAGTTGCTCAGGAATAAAACCCTTGTGGCTCAGCTTGGAGCTAAACAGCTAACAGGATTAGTAGGCAATATTGCTATCCCCAGAGTATCTGGTGGAGCTACTGCCTATTGGTTGCCAGAAACTGGTGAGGTTACAGCAACAGACCAAGCGTTTGGACAGTTAGGGCTTACCCCCCATAAATTGATTGGAGATACAGCATATTCCAAAGAGTTGTTAATGCAATCCAGCATCGATATTGAATCATTTATAAGAGAGGACTTAATGAGAGTTCTTGCTCTGGCGAAAGATTTGGCTGCGATTAATGGCACAGGTAGTGACGGACAACCTCTTGGTATTATGCAGACCACAGGTGTTCAGACTGTTACTTTCGGCGCAGCCCCAACTTGGGCTAAAGTAGTGGACTTTGAAACATTGGTTGCCACAGCAAATGCTGACATAGGTGCAATGGCATATCTTACAACTCCAGGAGTTAGAGGCAAGTGGAAAACTACTGTGAAGGTTGCAAGCAATGCAATATTCCTCTGGGAAGGAGCTAATATTGGTGGACAAGTAAATGGTTACAGAGGAGAAGCCACAAACCAAGTGCCAGATAATAAGGTCATTTTTGGCAACTTTGCTGATTTGATTCTTGCTGATTGGGCAGGAATTGATGTAGTGGTTGACCCTTATAGTCTCAAGAAGAAAGGGCAGATTGAGATAACCATAACCCTATGGGCAGATTCAGCAATTAGAAATCCAGTTAGTTTTGTGGTATCAACAGACGCAGGAAACCAGTAAGAAGATGAAGAAGGTAATTTTCAAAGCTGATGTAATGGTTGCAGGGTCCCCAAGAAAGATTGGAGATGTGCTGGAAATAAGTGATGGAGATTACCGAATTCTGAAAGGTTATAAGTTTGTAGAGGATTATGTAGGCTCAGAAGAGAAGATTGAGACAAAACCTATTGTCAAAATGACAAAGGGACGGAGGTAATATGAAGATTTTAGATTTGCATAACGAAGTATCTGTTGCGAGCTTATACGCGGGGACGGCTTTATTGGCTGCATCTCCTATAAGTGGCACAGGAGTGGACATAAGGGATTATCAAGGTGTTCTGAAGGTGATACTTGATTCAGGAGCAGGTGGAGGCACAACTCCAACCTTAGATGCCAAATTACAGGATTCAGCTAACAACACCACTTTTGCTGACATCACAGGAAAGGCATTTACCCAAGTAACAACTGCTGTATCTTTGCAGTCTCTGGCTATTGACACCAGAGCCGTGAGGAGATACTTGAGGATATATATCACCATCACTGGCACAGGTGCAACTTATGGGCTGGCGGTAACAATGGCAGGGCAAGTCCAGAGAATCTAATGCCTGGAAGTTTTATCGCAGAGGACTTAAACATTTTCTTAAACTCCTCAGAACTTGGGACTGTTGCTGCTTATGGTGGCAACAGTTTCAATGTTCAATTTTTTGATGAGTTTGAGTCTTCGCAAGTGTTTGGTTCTGAAGCAGAGACCTCATCACCATCGGCTATAGTCAAAGATTCAGATGTGATAGGCATTACACACGGAGCGACAATCACAATAAATAACACGGCATATAAAGTCAGAGGTATTCAACCCGACAAAACAGGATTAACCATCTTGATTTTGAGCAAAGACTAAATGGCAGAAACACTTAGACAGCAGATTTTAGACAAAGTTAAAGCACGGTTACAAACAATCCTTGTTGCTAATGGCTACAGTTCAAATCTGGGAAGCAGTGTTTTTGAATGGCGGGTAGAACCTTTTGCGACATCTGAATTGCCTGCTCTGGTCTATAGAGACCCCAGCGATGATATTAGTCAGGCAGAAGGACACAGAAATCATTTGACGCTTGAAATTGAGATAGTAACAGCCAGTGAGACAATATCAGCAGTTAGAAAGAAAATAGCGGATGTTATTCTGGCAATCGGAACGGATACGCAATGGGATGGGTTGGCTATTGACACTATCCCTGGCAATGATGAGATTATTATAGACCAGAAAGATAAAACGATAAGCGGTGTGAGTATGAGGTTCACAGTATTTTTCAGAACGAAAGAATGGAAACCTTATACACCGTTAGTATAAAGAGGAAATATGGAATATATAGGAGCGTTTGTTTTAGATGAAAAAGGGGAACGGATACCAGACCTGAACGATGAGGCTATGAAAGGTCGTGCAGATTTGGAAGTAGAGAAAAAGAAGGGCTTGAAAAAGCCTGTGGAGGTAAAAGACGATGTTAGAAAGTAGAGCATTGATACTGGCAAAAATAGAGGCAACCTATGGCACGGATTCTGCCCCTGTGATAGCAACCGATGCCATTCTTACTTCTAAGCCAACGGTTGAGATTATAGAGGAAACCAAAGCAAGGGAAGTGGTTTTGCCTTATATGGGGAAACTTAAGGATATTCCCCTTGGTGTTGGGGTGAAAATTTCCTTTAGCGTTGAGGTTAGAGGCTCAGGCACAGCTGCAACCCCTCCAAGAATAGGAGCGATTCTCAGAGCGTGTGGATTTACTCAGACTTTAGTGGTTGGTCCGCCAGCGTATGTTACCTATGACCCTAATTCTGCACAGGACATCGAATCAAATACAGTATATTTTTATCTCGATGGTCTTCTTTGGAAAGCTCTGGGTTGCGTGGGGAATTCCTGCAAACTCACAATGAAAACCAATGAGATAGCAAAGTTTGATTTTGAACTCACAGGTCTTTGGGGTGGTGTAGCCTCTATCACAGAAGTAGCTTTCCCATCGCCAACCTTTGGTGATTCTATTACTCCTCCAATTCTAAGGTCGGCAACCTTTACAATTGACACTTATGCGGCAATCATAGAAAGCATAGAAACAAACCTTGCCAATACTATTATTAAGCGAGCCAGTGCCAATACAAGCACGGGCATTCTGCGGTATTCTCGTATAGCCAGAGAAATCAGCGGTAGTTGTGACCCTGAGGTAGTGGCTTTGGCGACATACAATCCTTTGACAACCTGGGAAGCAGGCACAACAGGAGCTATTGCCGTAACAGTTGGTAATACCACAGGTAATAGGCTCATAGTTGCAATTCCAAACGCAATGAAGAAAGCACCAAAGTTTGGAGCAAGAGAAGGCATAGTAACCTACGCTATTGAGTTCTCAGCAAATCCTACTATGGTAGCAGGGAACACCGAAGTGCAATTTAAATTTGATTAAGGAGGCAAAATATGAGAGACTTAAAATTAAGTGATAAAAACAAGATAGGCATATTTGACGCCAGAAGCGGCACAGATATTGAGTTATACTACAGGACTCCGACCACATCGGAAGAGGTTGAATATCAACATTTACTTGTCAAGCGACAGGGCAGGAAGGTAATTATCAACCCTTTTGAAGCACGACTTGAAATGGGATTGAGAATCCTAACAGGATTTTCAGAGGGTAGTTTTGGTATAGATGGAAAAGCTATCTCATCTGAACCTGAGAATCCTAATTACAAAGAAAACTGGAAAGACCTCTTAAAAGAAACCGCCTCTGACATCATTACCACTTTTGCCTTTACAATCTTTGAGGGAGCACGGATAGACACAGGGACGGATTTTGAAATAGAGGAGAAAGATGATGTCCCCCCTTTTCAGAAGAAATCCAAAGGCTAAAAGACCGCTGCACCCCTCAGAAAAAAAAGGAGTGTGTTAAAAATGCGGGACCCCATCTTGAATTTTTATGCTCTCAGTGTGAAAGCAAAACCCCTCACGAGCCTTCCGAATATTTTAACCACATCTGGTATTTATACTGCCTTCAGTCTGGAGGCTATCCTTTCAAACAAAACGAATTATCTATTAACGAATGGATTGACCTTGGCAACCTAAAAATGCAACTACAACAAAATGGCTAACGAAGTAAAAATACTCATCACGGCAGACCCCTCTGGAGCTATAACAAGCATTCAGAATGTTACAGGCTCTATGAGAAAGATGGAAAAAGACACAGGAGGAATTGTCAATAGTCTCAAATCCCATTGGTTGGGCTATAGTGCTGCTATTGCTGGGGCTATGATAACCGTAAACAAGGCGTGGAATATGGCTGAAATGGCGGCACAGTTTGAAGAACAGCGAATGTCCCTAAACGCTTTGGCTGGGCAATATAACACAACCGCAGATACAATTATAAAGAGCGTCAAGGATGCCTCTCAAGGGCTTGTGTCTATGACAGACGCTGCAAGTATATCGGCTAAATCTCTGATGATGGGGTTGAATCCCGACCAGCTTGTGAGCTTTATGAAAATCGCCGAGACCACATCAAATGTAACAGGTGCAAAGGTCGCAGATAATTTCAGAATGATAACCGAAGCTGCCACAGCAGGTAGAGAACGAACCCTAAAACAAATGGGAATCATAGTTGACCTCACAGGAGCTTACAAAGATTACGCTGTAAGCATTGGCAAAACTGCCGCAGAGCTTGACGATATGGAAAAGCTACAGGCTGCCGCTAATGTTATTATGGCAAAAGGAGAAGAAATAACAAAACGGCTTGGAACTACCACAGATTCTACTGCGGATAAAATGGATAGGTTAAGGGTTACTATAGCCGACCTAAACCTTCAAATGGGATTTTTTGTTATTCGTGGCGGTGCTGGTTTAGTCGGAATATTACAAGGCTTGACTTCTGCTTTTTATCTCGCCACTTCTGGACTTTTTAGAATGGCTCAGGGGTTTCAGATAGTGATTTCTAAAATTGGTATTACCAAAAAAATACGAGAAGAAGCTAAAATGTTGGCTGAGGAAATGGGAAGAATAGCTGAAGAAGATTGGGGAAAAGCTGTTGATTTATCCACGAAAGGATTAGACAATCTTATAGCTATGATTGCTAAAGCTGAAGACCTTGCAAGAGCATCGGCTAAAACTGGAGCAGGAGTTAAGCCAGGGGCTGGAGCAGAAACAGATAAAGCAGACAAAATCAAAGACCTGAACAAACAAATCCAAGACCTGATTGATAAAGCCACTCTTTCTCCTACTGACCTTATTATAAAACAAGGAGAAGAATGGTTTAGAGCTGGAGCAAATAAAGCGAAAATTGAAGCGTGGGTAGTTGCGGAGTTAAAGAAAATAGACGATGAGTTTACAAAGGATGCAAGAGCCGAAAGACTTAAAAAGGCTGAGGAAGAAGAAAGACAAAATCAGAAAACCCTTGACGCTCAGACTTGGCTTACAGACCAAACCAACAAACTGACCCTCTCAAGTTTTGAATACGACAAAGTCAAACTGCTGGAAGAGTATAAAGAAAAAGCAAAGGTGCTTGGTTGGACAGTAGAACTTGAAAGAACCTATAATTTGCAATTACAGGCAATGACGGATGCCGAAACCAAGAAAAAGTTAGAAGCGAATCAGAAAGTCTTGGAAGCCAGGGCACAGCTTGCAGACAATTTAGCAGATGTAGGAAAAAGCGAATATCGGCAGAAGATAGACAATGTTAATAAATGGGTTGAAGAGCAACTGAAGATTAACGCATTTTTGCTTGAGAAGGATAAAGCTTATGTTGACCAAAAAACAGAGATTGAAGTAGTCGGCACGAAAAAAAGAACGGAGATAATCAAAGATATTCTATTGCAAGCACAGAAGGAAGAACAGAAAAGGGCAGTAGAAGGCTACAAAGATACTACGCGACAAATGAACGAACTGGCTGGCAAGGTTGAGGGGGAGACTGGTAGAGGGCTTGGTATGGTAACGGCTGGTATGCAAGGGATAACAGATGTTATGATGGACCAAGATATTTACAGCCAGCGGATTGAAAAGTTGACAGAATTTATAAATCAAAAAAGAGATTTGACAACCGAAGATGCTGCATTTACAATCGGATTAAACCAACGCATAGCTACTGCGACCACTGATGTAAACAGGCTTGAAGCACAACAGAAAATAGCCATTGCCCAGAATACCGCTGGAATGCTTGCTGGCATTGCCTATTCGCTTTATGCGGCAACAGGACAACAAAGCCAAAAAGCATTTGATGTTTACAGGGCATTTGCAAAGTTGGAAGTTATTATAGGCACAATTAGAGCGGCACAAAGTTCTTATGCTTTTGGGGCAAAATGGGGTGGTCCTATTGGAGGAGCTGCTATGGCTACAATAGCTGTGGCTGCAGGCATAGCAAGATTAGACCAGATTAGTGCGATGAAGATGCCAACACCAACAGGATTGCCTTCCCCAACAGGCATACCTTCCCCCAGAGAAACAATCACACCAACTCCTGTAGCCCCTGCAGAAACCGCAAGACCTGTGGCGGTGAATGTATATGTGTACGGTTCTCTTGTTGATCACGATGCGTTTGCAAGGGAAATAATTCCCTCACTACAAAAAGCCGTAAATGACGGAGTAAGATAGATTTTATTTAAGGAGGTTATGATGAATTTGCAAAGTGAAATGTTTGAAAGAATCAAGGAGGAGATTGAGAAAGACCCTGAAGGATTAGGGTATAAGGGGAAGAGCAATGAGGAAATAGCTAAATTGTTAAATGAACCCTATTACAAAGAAAGAGTAATTAGAGACGCTTTTGCACCTCGTATAAATATCATTTTAGTAGGCATTGCTGATGTGCCTAATGTGATAGATATTACAGATGTGGCGAGAGCAAAAAAATATTAACGGAGGTATAAAATGGCAAATCTAATTATAACAAAGAATATCGCAGTAGCAAGTGCAGACTTTACACTGGCAAGTCTGGGGGCGGGTAGTGCTGTCCAAGCAGCAAGGATTCTTAATCCAAATGGATACCCTGCGGCTAAAATAACTGTGAAATTAACACAAGGGGCAACGGTAGTGGCAGGGCAATTATACGAGATATACATAGCCAGAGGCAATGGCACGGTGCGTGATGATAACGCTGCAGATGCAAAAGGAACTATAGTGGTAACAAATAGCACCCAATTAGGCACTATAGTAACCACAGCAACCATAAATGAAGCCAAACCACAGTCGTTTGATACTGCAATTATAGGCGTTCTTGGTGCGGACTGGGTGCCTATTATCAAAAATGCCTCTGCAAATGCCTTGAATGCAACTGAAGCAAATCATAGTGTTACTTATGAGTATTATATTCCAGAAATCCAATAGGGGATGAGCAAATTATGATAGTAAAACCAGACATGCCCATTTTGCAACGAGGCAATCCTTTGGCGAAAGGGCTTGTTGCGTGCTATCCTGTTTTTGAAGGCGGCGGAACTACCCTGCGGGATATTAGTGGACAGAATAACAATGGCACTATAAATGGTGCTACTTGGGTTAAAACCCCATTCGGGCGGGGACTTGATTTTATCACGGATGACTTTGTTAATATCCCAGATTCTGCATCAACAAATTTAGGAAACATTGCCACTTGGTTGTTCCGTATTAAATTTAATAGTATTGCAGAGGCACCACCTCATATTATCAGTAAATGGATAGACGGAGAGGCTAATGGCTATTATATTTATATGAACGCTACTCACGGCTTAATATATACCACTGTGAGCGGTGGTACCCATATTCAAACCTATGGTAATGCTCTGCCTGTGCTTGGGACCTGGTATCAGTATATAGTAGTTAAAAACGGGACAGCGGTAACAATGTATAGAAATGGGGCATTG